GGGATAAAAAGAATGACTATAACTTACTTGAAACCACTTAGCTTCTTTTACTAACCAGTCATTAGCAGCACTAGGATGAACATTTTCTAATGTACCAGGAAGTAAAGAAACAAATTCTGGGTTAAGAAAATCAATATGTCCCGACCAACCTGATGCTATTATTGGTTTTCCGGTCATACTAAATTCTAATAAAGGCCTTCCAAACCCTTCTCCTTTAGTTAAACTAACCATAGCTTTAACTTTAGGATGATTATATAATTCATTCATCTCAGAATCATTAAATTCACCATTAAGTAAATAAATATTAGGTAAATTTGAAGATTTAAGTCCTTGTCTAATTTGTTTAATTTTATCTAATATAGCATCTCTACTCATATATGAAGCTACCCCAGTTGAACATTTTAATATTAATGCTGGTTTTGGTCCTCGTTTGTCTTTAAACGCTTCGTAGAAATTTTTAACTAATATTCCAACATTTTTTCTATCATGACCTACTTCACCTTGCATCCAATGACCAACAAATAAATAACAAAATGATTCTTTTAAATTTTTTAATGTAATATTTTTAATATCTGATGATGGGATTGTTTTGTATTTAGTTATATCAACACCTTCAAATAAAACTTCTATTGGTTTTTGGAGTTTAACTTGTCCAATTATTTGTTGGGATTGTTGATCTTTTTGATCAAATACCATAGATTCGAGTGTTCTTTTTGAGAAATTAGATGATACCCAATTCATATCCATTCTATTTAATCCTTCAATCCATTCTGCTTTACAAGCCGTAGCTTCAATCCCTGCAGTTAATCCTATATTATATTTTCCTACTGGTTGGAATTCATTTGGGATTGTAATTTGCATCCAAATATCAGGTTGTACTTTTTGCCACTCATGGGTTGCTAAATGTTTATACAAAAATTTCCATTCAGGATGATCTTTACAAAATCCCCAAGATGTTTCTCCCCATCTTTGAGATAATAATTCAACCTTATATTTATCTAATTCAATAATAGCTTTAACTACATCTCTTGCTCTAGCCCCATAACCTGAGTAGGTATCAAAAGGGCATGATATTACAAATCTTGGTTTACTCATTAATATATTATTTTATGATTTAAAAATTTACCTTTATATTCATTGGTATTAACTAATTCATATTTTTCTCTTGGCTTCCAAGTATCAAATAATTCATTAAATACCTCCATTACTTTATTACCTTGTTGTTCAGAAGTAAAACCAGCTTCATTACTAATAGCCCATTCTCTTCCTTTTAAACCTCTTCTCTTTAATTCTTTTCTTCCTAACTTATAACATTCTTTTAATCTATCAGCTGCATCTTCCCATCTACATCTGTCATCAAAGATATAAGGTGTTGGAGGTGAACCTTGAATCGATCTACTTGTTGGATAAACTGGGAACGCCCATTCACCGTGTTTTTTATAAGTTCCTCTATGATTAGAAGGAATATCTGCACTAGGTGTAAACCATTTTCCATTTTCATCTACAAATCTCATTTGATCTTGCATACCTCCAGTAACATTAGCTATAATTGGAGTTCCAGCTAATATTGCCTCTGTATTTGCTAACCCCCAACCTTCATTAGATGTTAATAATATCTGAACATCAGCTATATTATATAAATGGTTTAGATGTTTTTCTTCTATTTTTCCAAAAATAAATTTAATATTATTAGGATATTTTTCATCAAACAAATATTCTTTAACTTTAGGTAAATCAGTACCTGGATCTGTAACTGGTTCTGATTTTATAATTAAATAACAATCTTTAGCTTCATCTTCTGGTAGAGAATCTAAGAACGCTCTAAAAGCTAACATAGTATCTGGTACTTGTTTTCTTCTTATATTTCTAGAATTATAAAATGCTACAAATTTCGGTTTTTGTCCTTTGAATAGATTATCAATAGATACTTCATATTCTTTATCTTTATTAACTATAGGATAATATATATTTTCATCTTTACCATGAGGTAGATATTTAAATATTCTATTACCTTCATGTCCTTTTAATACTAATTTATTAATATTTACAGTTTGTTTAGAAATTCCCATTAATAAATCACATGACTCATAAAATGCTCTATTATACATTGGAGCTGGGTAGTCATCCCAAATATTTAAGTATGTAATTGGAATATTTCTTCGTATTTCTTGTTCCATATTAAAAATATGGGTAAAATACCTTGGATCAGTAAATAACATAATAGCATCAGGCTTTTCTATGTTAATTATTTGTCTAACTTGTTGTGGGTGACCATACCCATCTACAGGATATAAAAATACAGAAGAATCATTTATTCCAGCTAAATTATTAGTATCAGGTGTTAAATCTAATCTCTTACCACTTTCTGGATGTTTGATCGCTCCTGCCATTTGTACCCAATTAAAATGATGGGCAGTATGGACTACTATTTCTTTTGCTACTGTGGCTACCCCAGAATGTACTCTGATGTCGTCACAAATTAATAATATTTTCTTTCTTTTTTCTTTTGGTAAGTATGGAAATTTATTATTCTTCATTTTGTAAATCGAGATTTATTTGGTTTGTTATTTGTTTACGGAAATTCTCATCTGTAAGATACAAAAACAAGCTACGATCAGCAAGTTTTTGAAAAGAAAATTTACGTCTAACACACTCGATTTTGAAATTGTCGAATAAATCGCTCTTTACTTTAACACTAGTTAGTGTCATTTTTTTATTATTACTCATAATCTTAATTTAATTTAAAACATTTGTTATACATATATAAGTATTATTCAAAATCAATACTTTATTCACAATATCCACAAGTACATGGATAATGTTGTTCTTTTATTTTTCCTTGGGAATTAAATACATGAGACATAAAATCACTTACATATCTAGTAGCCCTACCTAATTTAATTTTACCACTTGGGGGTGAAAATTCTTGTATTCTTGTTTGTGCCCAGTCACAATTTTTATATAATTTTCTTTTAACTATAAAAAATTTAATATCTATTTTATCTAGAGGTATATTATACAATTCTGAAAAGTATTTTTTATATAATATAAGTTGGAATTGTTTATCCTCATTTTTCTTCATTTTATCATGCCACCCTCTAGTACTTGTTTTTATATCTATAATAGTAAAAGTATCACTATGTTCATGATATAATACTACGTCTAGCATTCCCTTAAATAATAAATTATTTAACATTTTATTAGGTGTATTAATTATAGGTAACTCTATTCCTACTAAATAAGTACCTCTCTTAGAAAAATAACCACCCACTTTTTTCTTAAAAAATTTTAAAATTTCTACACCATCTTCAAAAAATTCTCTCATTTCTACAGCATCTGAGAAATGAATATCATTATTTTGTTTATATTGTTTTTGATAGGCACTAATAAACGCCTCTTGGAATTTATTTTCTAAATCTAACTTATTAGCAGCCACTTTTGATTTTTCATAAAATACAGTTAAATATTCCTGAAGTACCTCATGGATTGCGATACCAAAAACTAAGTAGATAGAAACATCCCTTTGACTTATCTTATCTTTATAATGTAATGCCCATTTTCTTTGACATTGTTTAAACATAGATATTTGAGAATATGATATATTCTTTTGATAAGAATAATCAATCTCATGTGGGGGATTTTTTTTAATCTCCTTAACTATTTTAGGTAATTTTTTAGCCAAAATTTATTTTTTCCATTTATTACGTCCTACTAACATTCCAATTATGCCATAATTAGCAACATCAATAAATGTATCTTCCATTCCTTCTCCCTTAACATAGTTTTTACCGTTTATTAGTAAATTTTTTAACCTACTAATTTTATCTGTAAGTCTAATAGCTAAACCTGTAAGTGAAAATTTTTTATCTTCGGGATTAGTTAAATCACCACCTAAAGCGATATTATTTAAACCATAATCCATATGTTTAGCGGCGAACATTTCATACATTTCTTGACCTATCTTTTTAAATTCTTTAGACAATTCAGGATATTCATTTTCAAATGCTTCAACTGCTTTAGTAACTTTTACTCCAATATCTTTAGGTGCCTTATTTCTATCTACATCCCAATAATGTTCGGAGTGTTCGTAGTTGTCTTGTTGAATTTCTTCATATTTCTTTTTAGAATCACCCATTTACTTGTTCTTTAGAATTAAAGTATTTTTCTAATGTTTCTAACCTTTCATCTGCTGATGCTAATAATTTAATTGCTTCATTACAGTTATCCCAATAATCTTTAGTTGAATGATCACCAATTCCTGCGGGGTGGTTAGTTAATAATTCTATACTTGCTAGAGCTTTATTTTTATCCGCCTCAGCTTCGGATTTCAAGAATTTATATACTTGTGTATTCATAATAGTTTTTTTATTTCTTTTTTATTTAAACCTCTATTAATCAAAATTTGATTAACTTCGTCTTTACTTAAAATTTTTAAATAATCACTTATTTCTCTAGATGAGACTTTAAAATGATCTTTTAAATGTTGACTTAATTCTTTATTAACTGCTTTTTTAGTTGATTTAATATATTTATTCCATTGGTTATTTTTGGGAATATATTCTTTATAAATGTTATAAATAGCCTTTTTTTCATGAGGTGGATAATCTTGTACATAATTAACAATCTCTAAAAATTCTCTATTCATAGATATAAACCTATGGATCATATAAGAATTCCATACTTCCCAGTCTTTTTCTGTAAAAGAATCAGAAGGGGATTTCTTATAGTTTATTTCCTTAAGCCAATCAAATATATTTTTCAATTTTTAGTCAATAAGTTCATCAGCTAATTCTTCTCTAAGATCTGCAGGTACAGATGCCTTATGGATCTTTTTAGTTGATGGATCATAAAATACTGGGATTGGTAATAAAGCATCTTCTTCTGATCCCATTACAAATTTAGATACTGTTCTTAAAATAACTCCTTGTTGAAAAATACTCCCACCATCAAAATTTTTTACTTCAGATGTGTTTTTTAAATCAATAGGAGGTCCTTGTGGTTGTTGTGCTTGTTGCATAATTATTTATTATTTATTATTTGTGAAATTAAACTCATTGCATTGATTTCTTTATCAATACGAAAATTTGCTCTATATTGCTGTTCATTAACTATTATAGCTACTGTACCTTCTCTACCTGGGAGGTATTCAGATGATCTTTCATATAAAGCTCTAAATAGTTCATCAAAATCATCTACATTAGCATCGGCTATAATTTGACGTATTTTTTTAAAACTATCTTTATCTTTTTTTAATTCATTAATAACTTCATCTATATAATTAGATGAAACTAATACTGATTTATCTAATGTTAATTTATTATCCTTTGAATTCATTTGGATTGTATTTATACATTTCCTTAAATCAGGATAATATTGATTTACTATTGAACCTAAATCATTTACTTCATATACTATTTCCTCTTCTTCTAAAATCCAATTTAAATGTTTAGCAACATCTTTTTTAGTTGGAGGTACGATTTTTAATACTTGACATCTAGATTGTAAAGGATCAATGATACGTTCTACAAAATTACAAGTCATAATAAATCTGGTAGTACGTGAAAAAGTTTCAATTATATTTCTAAGTGATGCCTGTGCTTGTATTGTAAGAAAATCTGCCTCATCTAATATAACAACCTTGAGCGGTTTAAATGATGCAACAGATGCAAAACCAGAGACTTTATCCCTAATAGTTTCGATACCACGTTCATCAGAAGCATTAATATATAAATGGTCACATTCTAAATTTTTTATTATCAGTTTGGCCAATGTTGTTTTACCTGTACCCGCAGGCCCATAGAATATTAAATTTTGTATATCATTTTGTCCAATGTATTTAGATATACTATTTTTAATACTAGCATTTCCAACAAAATAATCTAGTTTTGTTGGTCTATATTTTTCTACTAATAAACTATGATCCGTATTCACCATATATTGAATATTTTTTAACTGGTTCAGGTTTTACTTCTGTTTCTTTTGAATCAATAGCATATAAACTACTTTGTAAAGGTTCTAATCTATAATGACCTTTAAATCCTGTTTTAACCATATATGCTTCTAAAGCATCAGTTAAAGTTTTATGTACAGGACCATCTGGTTCATTCGCAACTAATCTCCATTTATCTCCAGGTGGAACTCTTCTAGCAATTAATATATTTTTTTCTTCAATTTTTGTCTTTGGCATAATATACGAAATTATTTTACATCATCCCCATCATTGATGGATCTATTTGTTGTTTTTTATTATCTTCTTCTGGTTCATTTACCACAGTACATTCTGTTAATAAAACTGTACCCGCAACTGAAGCTGCATTTTCTAATGCTGTTCTAGCTACTTTAGTAGGGTCAATAATACCTTCTTCTTTCATATTAACTATTTCTTCAGTTTTAATATTAAACCCAGCCCAAGTATCATTACCTGAATTAATCATACCATCTGCTATAATTTGTCCCTTAACTTCATCATGACCAGCATTAACTAATATTTGATTAAAAGGTTTTGCACATGCCTGTTTAACAATAGCAGCACCAGTAGAATTAACTTCTAAACCTGAGGATGCATATAATAAAGCTGTTCCTCCTCCTGGTACTATACCTTCTTCAATAGCAGCTTTAGTTGCATGTAAAGCATCATCAACTCTATCTTTCTTTTCTCTCATTTCGGTTTCAGTATTTCCACCAACATGAATAATTGCTACTCCACCTACAAATTTAGCTAATCTTTCTTGTAATTTTTCAATTTCAAATGGTGTTTCTGCTTTTTCTATTTGTTTTTGCAATTCTTCAACACGTACTTCTATTGAATCAGCTGATCCCTTACCATCAACAATTGTTGTTCTTTCTTTTTCAACTGTTATAGTTCTAGCTTCACCAAACCATTCCCAACTAAATTTATCAAGTTTCATTCCTTTTTGTTTATCAAAAACTTGACCTCCAGTTGTAATAGCAATATCTTCTAAAACTAATTTTCTTCTATCACCAAAATCAGGAGCTTTAACAGCACATACTTTCATTGTACCTCTCATTTTATTAACAATAAGAGTAGCTAAGGCTTCATTATCTATATCTTCGGCTATAATAAGCAATGATTTTGCTTGTGCTGATATAGCTTCTAATATAGGTAAT